CTATTGTTGCAGGTCATGATTCTGCTGTCGCAACTGCGGAGCAAATCAATAAGACTGAAACTTACCGTGATCCAGACAGCTTTGCTGACATCGTTCGTGGTATGCACCTATACGGTCGTAAGATCCTTCGTCCAGAAGGCATCGTTACTGCCAAGTATAACGCAGCGTAAGGGGGGATTGAATTATGGCATTAGGTGATAACACACTCCAAGCGGCACGTGGTAACTCACAACGTGGACGTAACCCTTACATGGTTCAAACTGTATTGAACCTAGCAACTGCTTTGTCAGATAAAGGATCAGCTCTTGCAGCAGCAGACGTTGTTCCTGTAATCGCAGTACCTAAAGGTCACTTGATCTTGAATGCAGGTATTGAGGTTGACACAGCATCTGATGGTTCTACATTTACTGTAGACCTTGGAACTGGTGTAGACGCTGACGTATTCGTTGATGGTTTTGACGGTACATCTGCAGCAGCAGTAGTTGCACAAAACCCTGCAGCATATCAGCCAGTAATGGCTGTAGCTGATGACAACATCGACATGACAATTGCTTCATTGTCTGGTGGTGCTGTTACTACAGGTAAATTCCGTATCTGGGCTGTCCTAATGGATTGTACAGACATGGGTAACGATGGTACTGCAAACGAAGTTGCACGTGACCAAGTATAAATAAACTTTAGGGGCTGCTTTTTGAGTGGCCCCTTTAGCACATCTAAATGATACTCAAGGCTAAAAATAAATTATCTAATTGGGACGTTAGGGTATTCAACATAAGTGAAGTATATTCACAAATGGATGAAGCTGCTTTATTAGATAGAAACTTTTTAGCTGCTATAAAGAAATCACTAGATGACAATGGAATGCTTTGGCCTCCTATAGTTTGGACACAAGAAACTTTTTTAGTTTATTGCCAAGAGCAACCACACAGACAAGACCCTAACAAACTTGTAGACACAAATTTAAAGTATCGTTGTGCTATAGGAAATAATAGATTTAACTACGCTAAAGAAAATGGATATACACAAATAGAATGTGTTTATGTTCCAACTTGGCAAGATAAAGACACAGTTCTAGAAACAACTAGAATGGAATACTGTGTAGACTTTTAAAGAGGAAATCCAAACATGGCTATTACAACAGCAATGTGCACAAGTTTTAAACAAGAGCTTCTTGGCGGTACTCATGATTTGGATACCGACACTATTAAACTAGCACTTATTAAAGACTCACCATCAGGTACGTATGGTGCAGCAACAACTAACTATTCAGATGTAACAGGTAACTCTGATGAAGCATCTGGAACAGGATATTCAGCAGGTGGACAAGAGCTAGACGGTGCAGCTATTTCTGCAGACGGTACTACTGCCATTGTTGACTTTACTGACGAAGTATTTTCAAACGTAACTACATCAGCAGATGGTTGTATTATTTATAACTCTTCACAATCAAACAAAGCTATTTGTGTAATTGATTTTGGTGGCACAGTTAGTGCTACAGCAGGTGACTTAACTATTGAATTTCCAACAGCAGATGCATCTAACGCAGTAATACGTATTGCCTAAGAGGTAAGCTATGGCTGTTATTAAGTCTTCAGCATTATACGGAACAGGTGTATATAGTGGTTCTGTATTTGGTACTCGCAATGTTTCCTTTGCTTTAACAGGAGTAGCAGGAACAGGGGCGATTGAACCAGTAGCTGCTGGTGGCTTTGAAATTGATATATCTGAAAGATTAGGTAGCGTATCTGCTACTGGTTCTATTGGAACTATATCTCCTAATATACAAGAAGATATATCAGGTGTATCAGCAACAGGTGCTATAGGCACACTTACATTTAGCACTTCTCACAGTCTTGCAAGTGTATCTGCAACAGGAAGTATTGGTACACTAGCTATCAGCAACACTGTTGGACTAACAGGGGTAGCTGGTACAACTGCAGTAGAGTCTGTTTCAGTAGACGGTTTTGAAATAGACATTACTGAAAAAGTAACTGGTGTATCTGCTACAGGTGCTGTTACAACAGTTCAACCTGTATTTAGTTTTACTGAGATACTTCCAAGTTTTGGTCTTACTGGTTCTATTGGAACTATAAGTCCAAATGTAAAAGAAGAACTAGGTGCAAACGCTGTTACAAGTGTAAGTGGTACAGCCCTAGTAAACACTGTAAAAGTTAATACTAAAGAAAACCTACTGTCTACATCTGCAACAGGATCAATAGGTTTTGCAAACTCAAATGTAATTGCAGTACAGTTTAATTTTGAAGCAGTAAAAACAAGATACAGTCGTAGACGAACAGTTATATTGCCGAGGGTAGCATAATGCCTACAACATCAGCAGAAAGAACAGTGTTAGTTCGTTCACAAAACAGAATAGTATATGTACTAAGAAAAACAACATCGGCGGATAGAACTGTATACGCAAATGAGGATTAAACATGAGTTTTCGTTGGCCAAGTAAAGACCCAGATGAAACGTTAGATTACAGTGTAGACTGGTCACGATTTCTTGAAAGCGCTGTAATAGACAGCGTTAAATGGTTCGTACAATCTAACTTATATAATACAAAAACAGAACTGCAAGCTGGTCAAACATTAACTACCGCTTCTAGTAATGCAACTACCGACAGTGTTCAAAACGTATCTCAAACAAATACAAACACTGTTGCTACAATTAATATTGCTGGTGGTCAAAACAATGTAGAGTATACGTTTTCTTGTCAGATGACAGATGATACAGGAAGCACAGCAGAACGTACAATTAAGCTACGAATGAAAGAACGTTAATATGGCATATGATTATATTGGGATTGTTAATGATATAAATCGTAGACTTAATGAAGTTGAGTTAACTGGTGGTACAGGAAGTAATGCAAACTTTCTTACTGCCAAAGGTGAATACTCGATGATTAAAGATGCAGTTAATTCTGCAATACGTTTTATTAATCAACACGAATATGAGTGGCCTTTTAATCACGTTGAGGAAACTGAAACACTTACCCCAGGTCTTGTTCGTTACGCTTCTCCAGCAGACTGTAAGGTAATTGACTTCGACAGTTTTCGTATCAAGCGAAATGATACACTAGGTAATGAGACTAAAAAACTAAGGCTACTGTCTTATGAAGAATACTTAGAAAAATATTCTGATTATGAATACAACACTTCTACTGGAATAAGAGCTTTACCTGAGTTTGTATTTAGAACACCAGATGAGGGTTATGGTATCGTAGCTCCAGCAGATAAAGCTTATGAAGTAGTGTACGAATACTTTAGATTGCCTGTAGACTTGGTAAACGATACCGATGTTCCTACAGTACCAGAACAATTTAGACATGTTATTGTAAATGGTGCTATGCACTTTGCCTATATGTTTAGGGGTGAAACGCAAGAAGCTATGCTTATGCAACAAAAGTTTGAACAAGAAATTAAACAGATGAGGAGCCTGTATATTAACCGTTACGACTACGCTAGATCTACTGTTGTAAACAGAGGTAACGTTTCTTACAACACTATCAAGGTTTCTTAATAAATGCCTACAAATCGTCAGACATACCCCATTAAGTTTGGTGGTGGACTTGTAACTAACATGAGTCCTTTGCAGCAAGGTATAGACATGCCAGGTTCTGCAAGAGTACTTAGAAACTTTGAGCCATCTGTTGAAGGTGGTTACAGGCGAATAGACGGTTACACTAAATATAACACTAGTATTGTACCACCATATGGTGCTCCTGTTGTACATGGTGCAAGTCAAACTGGTACAACTTTAATTATAGCTAATATACGGCAGACACCAGAAGCAGCAGATAAGTTTAAACTAGTTCATGGTACAGCAGATATTAATGGCTCAACAACTATTAATACTGTCAACGGACCTACCGCAGATGTAAACGGTGCAATTACATCAAGTAAACAAATACTAGTTGATAACATTGCTTCAGGTACTATTGCAGTAGGACAAGCTGTTACAGGTGCAGGTATTTCTGGAGTTGTTACGGTAACTGCTGTCGTAGGTAATAATGTAACAGTTTCTTCTGAATTAACTTTAGCAGACGATACAGCCTTACAGTTTACATACAAAACAACTACAGTTCCAATCGACAATACATCAGGAACTATTCAAGCTGGAATGGAGATAGTTGGTACTGGTATTCCAGTAGGTACAACGGTAGCTGCGTATAGCTCACCTAATATTACGCTTGGTACATCTTCTTCTGGTGTTGCACTTACACTTACAGATGACACAGCACTAGAATTTAAAACAGAATATACTATTGCATCTGGTGGTGTTACGTTTGATGATGACGACAACAGAGCTACACTAACGCTAACAGATAGTTTAACTGCATCTCCTGCAAACGGTGATGCTGTAGAGTTTAGCAGCACAAACAGTAATTATCTTACAGTAGGTCTTGGTGTTTTCTTAGATACCGTAATAGTAGCTAGAAACGAAAGTATATTTAAAGCTACCAATACTGGATATACTCATGCTAACGTACCAAACTACGGAACAGTATTAGTAAACGGTGCATCTCAAACTGGTAGCAGTTTAATTGTAGATGGACTAGATGCTACGCCACAGTTAGGTGATGTGTTTAAAATTGCAGGTGTAGACTTAATCTATACTGTTACAGCAACACCAACAGTTACGTCAGGTGGAGCTACAATAGCAATTGACCCTGCACTAGATAGTTCTCCAGCAGATAATGCTGCCTTAACTTTTTTAAGTACGTCAAGAGAAAATGCTGGTAAAACTAGATTTTCTAGGTATAACTATACTGGTACAGAAAAGATAGCTATAGTAGATGGTACAAATGTTCCTGCACTATATGATGGAACTACCTTTACAGCACTTAATGATGCACCCTCAGATGTAAATGCAGCAGAGTTTGTAACAAACTTTAAAAACCAACTATTCTTTGGTAAAGATAATTTATTAACTTTTACTGCACCTTTTACAGATAATGACTTTACAGCAGCTGCTGGGTCTGGTACAATATCTGTAGGAGCAAATATTACAGGTCTTGTAGTATTTAGACAACAACTTATCGTATTTACAGAATCGTCTATATTCCAAGTTGTTGGTAATACTATCTCTGACTTTCAGCTACAACCAATTACAATTGATATAGGTTGTGTTGACAAAGACACTATTCAAGAAGTCGGTGGTGATATTATGTTTCTTGGGCCAGACGGTCTAAGACTTCTTAGTGCTACAGATAGAATAGGAGACTTTGGTTTAGGGGTTGTATCTAAAGCCATACAGGAACAGGTTACAGACTTTCTTACAGCTAATACATCATTTACAAGTGTAGTTATTCGTAACAAATCACAGTATAGGTTGTTAGGTTACAACAACAATATTACTCAAGAAAACGCTCAAGGTATACTAGGCACACAGTTTGCAGGTCAAGGTGGGGAAGGTATGGCATGGGCAGAATTAAGAGGTATAAGAGCATACGTAGCAGACAGTAGGTTTTATCAAAACGCAGAAACAATTGTCTTTGCAAATGATGATGGTTACATTTATCAGATGGAAGAAGGCAACAGCTTTGATGGATCAAACATACAAACTACTTTTGCTACACCATTTATGCCAATTAATGATCCAAGGGTACGCAAGACATTTTACAAAATGTTTTTGTACACAGACCCACAAGGTAGTGTGTCCTTTGATGTAAGTTTAAAATTAGACTTTGACCAAAAGGACAGTGTACAACCTACAAAGATTGACTTTAATAACTCTACAGGAACTGTTGCGTTTATGGGTCAAGCTACATTTGGATCAACAGCGGTATATAGTACTAAACTAAAAACATTGTTTGAAACACAAATCATAGGAACGGGCTTTGTCGTATCTTTGCAGTATACATCAGATAGCACAGATCCCCCATTTTCATTAGACGCTATTACGTTGGAATACAGCACTAATACAAGAAGGTAAAAATCATGGGAACAGGTTACACTAGAAACGATACAGCAAATAACATTGCTGACGGTAACGTTATTAACGCTGCGGACTTTGACGGTGAATATGATGCCATCGAAGCCGCATTTAACTCGTCTACGGGTCACACTCACGATGGTACATCTGCTGAAGGTGCGCCTATTACAGTTCTTGGCCCAAGCCAAGAGTTTGTAGCAAGCTCTTCAGAAGTTAAACCAAGCACAAATGCTGGACTTGACTTGGGTACATCAGCACTTAAGTTTAAAGACCTATATCTTGATGGTACTGCTTACATTGATGGACTTGGTGGAAATCTTCTTGTAGACACAACCAACGCTTTACAATTCCGTGATGCCCAACTTTCTATTAACTCTAGTGCTGATGGTCAGTTAGACATTGCAGCAGATACAACAGCTAAAATTACCTCACCTGAAGTTATTGTTACTGATGACTTTAGATTACAGAGTGATGCTGCTATTCTTACATTTGGTGCTGATAATGACGTGACTGTAACCCACGTTGCTGATACAGGACTAGATGCTAAAGCTGCTAGTGGTTTTGTTCTCAAACTACAAACAGGCGATACAACAGTTGAGTCTGGCAATACAGTTGGTAAGATCAGCTTTAATGCTCCAGACGAAGCTGGTGGTACAGATGCTATATTAGTTGGTGCTGAGATTGAAGCTGCAGCAGAAGCTACCTTTAGTTCTACAGACAACTCTACTGCTCTTGTATTTAAAACTAATACATCAGCAGCAGCCACAGAGCGTATGCGTATTAAGTCTGATGGTGACATTGTAACTCAAGGTGCTAACTATACTATGACTTGGGATCATAGTGCAGATGCACTAACTTTTGTAGATAATGCTAAAATTATTTTAGGCACTGGTTCTGATTTAGAAATTTATCACGATTCTTTAAATAGTGTAATAAAAGATGCTGGAACTGGTAATTTAGTTATTGCCGCTGATGATTTTCGTTTACAAAACTCTTCTCAAACTGCAAATATGATTTCTGCAAATGATGACGGGGCAGTAACACTTACATATAATGGTGGTAATAGAATTGCAACCACAGACGAAGGTGTTGACGTAACTGGTGATATTAGTGTAGGCAACCTAAACATTATCACAAACACTATTTCAAGCACAGATACTAATGGTGACATTAACCTGTCTCCAAATGGTACTGGTACAGTTGTAATCAACACAGACCTTGATGTAGACAACATTAACATTAACGGTAACAGCATTACTTCTACTGATACTAACGGTGACATTAATATTACACCTAATGGTACAGGTAAAGTTAATATTGCTGGTGGTTTTGTACCAAGTGAAATTAACCTAACATCTACAGATGCAGGTGCTACAGAAGGTCCAGTATTTGAATTACACAGAAACTCTGCAAGTCCTGCTGACAATGATCTAATAGGTGCAATTGACTTTGCAGGTCAAGACGATGGTGGTAATAAAGTTACTTACGCTAAACTATATAGTAAAATACTAGATGTTACAGATGGAACAGAAGATGGTTTCTTTGCTATAAACACTTTTCAAAATGGTTCGCAAGTTGAAAGAATGCGTACTAATGCAACTGAAACTATCTTTAATGAAGGTGGTAATGATTTAGATTTTCGTGTTGAAAGTAGCGGAAATCAACATATGATATACGTTGATGCTGGTAACAATCATGTAAATATTGGAACGTCTACCGATCTTGGTGGCGTCTTTAACGTAAGTGGGTCTACCCATCCAATTTTAAACGTTCAAAGCTCATCTGACGGTACATTGGCTAAGTTTGTGTGTACTGACGCAGACGCAAATGTAGGCCCTGTTTTAGAGCTTTACAGAAACTCTGGAAGCCCAGCAGATAATGATCTTATCGGTGCAATTACATTTTTTGGTGAAAATGATGCCGATAGCAACATAGAATATGCAAAAATACGGACTCAAATGCTTGATGTTACAAGTGGCACAGAGGACGCAAAATTTGTAATTCAAACAAGAGTTGCAGGTGCTGGTCGTGAACGCTTGATGTTGACCAACACAGAAACAAACTTTAACGATGACGGTTATGACATAGACTTCCGTATTGAGGGTGACGGTGACAACAACTTATTTTATGTAGATGCATCTCAAGATAGAGTTTATGTTGGTACTAATTCTAATGTCGAAAATGCAAAATTAGGGGTATCGGGTGGAAAATCTATTTCAGCAGGTATTCCTCAAGGTGGGTTAGGTGTAACTGACACAACCGCTATGGCGCAAGGTGTTGGGGGTGGTATTACTCTTAATGGGCAATACAAAACTGACGGTACATACACATCTTTTGCAGGAATAGAAGCTGAAAAAGTAAACGGCACAACAAATAATTATGATGGTAAACTTGTTTTAAAGGCCAGAAAGCACGGCAGTTCAAACATTAGCCGTTTAGAGTTGTCTCAATCTGAGGCAGTGTTTAACCAAGATTCTGAAGATACTAACTTCCGTATTGAAAGTGACGCTAACAGCAACCTATTCTTTGTGGATGCAGGGTTCGACAGCGGTCAAGGCGCAGTTGGTATTGGTACAAGTTCTCCTCAAAGGGGAAGCGGTTTTGGTGGTAGTCAATCTGTATTACACATTACAGGTTGTACCGTTCCTGAAGTACGCATTCAATCCTCTACCGCTGGTCAAGGTGACTTGTCCATTTATGCTTCTAACTCAGGAGCACAAGCATATATAGATAACGAAAACGGAAATCTTTTGCTTGGACGTGGTGGTAACAACATATTGGTGCTTGGTAATAGTGTTATCTTTAATGAGGATAGCGATGATGCTGATTTCCGCATTGAAAGTAACAATAACGCCAATATTTTTAAAGTCGATGCTGGCGAAGACAGAGTTTTGATTGGTACATCAGGCGTCTTGGGGAAATTTACAGGTGCACCTCTTCAAGTTAGTAGTTTTGGCATAAGAAGTATGGGCGTTAGTAGTTCGGCTACTGATACAGGCATAAGTGTAAATGCTGGAAGTACAGGTATGGGTATGCTTGTACTTGCATCTCGTAACACTTCAAACGGAACGGCAACTGCTTCAGCTTTATATTTGATTAACTTTTATCACGATGGAAATCATACCCCTGCGGTGTCACACATTTCAGGTACTAACTTTATAACTTTTTCAAAAAGCGGCAGCAATACTTTAACGATGGCAAACGCATCTGGGGGTAATTGTATTGCTACAATGTTAATGTCAGGATAACCCCCCACCAGCCATAAAAGGAGAAACAAACAATGGCACAAACAACTACTTGGAAAATATTAGACATGAAACGTGCAACCGATACTGGTGCAGTTGATACTGTCTATTGGGAATGTCGTGTAGAAGACGATACTCATGGATGTCAGGCAGTAGAGGGCGGTAAACTACGCCTTGATCCTGATCCTGATGCGGCAGACTTTATTGCATACGCTGACCTAACTGAAGCAACAGTTTTGGGTTGGGTATATAACAGTCTAATTGAAGGTGACGAAACAGCAGACGAAGCAAAGGCTCGTATTGAAGCTAATCGTCAAGGAAAGGTTACAGCACAAGTTGCTCGTAAAACAGCCGAAGCATCTGGAATGCCTTGGTAATCAGTAAATAATAATAAAGGAGAAAAACAATGGCAGAGAAACAACCAAAAACCATTGTCATCAACGACAAAGAATACACTGAAGATCAACTTACTGATCAACAAAAAGTAATGGTCAATCATCTAGCTGACCTAGAACGTAAGATTGGATCAGTACGATTTAACCTTGATCAGTTAACTGTAGGCCGTGATGCATTTATGAAGATGCTTACACAGTCTTTAGAGCAACCTGCAGAAACAAAAGAAGAGGCGGCATAAATGAAGTTTGAGCAACTAATTGGTGTTGTCGCAATTGGCATCTTAAGTTGGGGAGCACTTCAGCTTTATCAGATGAATGCTAACATGGCAGTAGTTTCGTATAAAGTTGACGAAAACTATAAGATGATTAAACCAATGTGGCAAGACTTTTTAGTTCGCCAGAACAGAGTAGCAGAGAACAATTAACATGGAAAACATCAAACTCCCAATAGCATTAGTAGCTGCAATGGCTGTCCAACTTGCAGGTGGAGTTTGGTGGGTTTCCCAACAAGCTGCTACAATAACCTCATTAGAAGAAACAGTTAGTCAACTGGGTAGCCGCATGGCTATAGAAGACAATGTAAATCTTAGACGTGATGTTCAAGACAACACCTTGGACTTGATAGATGTCTGGGATGACAGTGATGAAATATGGGAAGAAATAGCTGCCCTAGCTAATTCAATAAACTCTATCAATGAACTAAAACAACGATTGGCAATATTAGAGAATGAACTAAAGTACGTTAATCGTGACCATAATAATATGATGATGGACAAAGATGGTATTTAATAATGATAGATCCAGCTACAGCTATTGCATTAGCTACTACCGCTTTTAGTGGAATTAAAAAAGCCGTTAGTGCTGGTAGGGAAATCAGCGAACTAGGTAAAGATATTTCAGCTTTTGGTAAAGCTGTATCTGACTTAGACTACTTAGGTAAAAAAGCTAAAGACCCACCTCTGTGGAAAAAAATTAATCCTAAATTTGATACTTCAGCTGTAGAAATTTGGGCTGCACAACAAAAAGCCAAAGAGATGCGAGAAGAGTTAAGATCATACATCTCGCTATACTATGGGCCATCTGCTTGGGAAAGCATTGTTCAAATCGAAGCAGAGCAACGCAGAATGCAAAAAGAAGCTGTATATCGTAGGCAAGAGAAGATAGATAATTTAATAAATTGGACTGTCGGAATACTTATAGTATTAACAGGATTTGTTTTATTTGGTGCAATAATTTATTTTATCGGGAAGCATCGAGGAAATTGGTAATAGGAAATAAGCATGGAACAAAATAAAACAACAAGAGATATAGAATTAGATGCCATGTATACTATGGCAAGCAAGTTCATGAATTACGAAGGCCCAAAAACTCGTAAAGCCATGCTTCAGTTTGCTAATTCTAGTCCTGCTATTGCCGCAAAGATGGGTCAATACCAACAAGCTATGAAGGGTATGTCTAAAGGTGGCGTTATCTATGCTAGTGATGGCACAGATGTATTTAGCTACGAAGATGATGTTGTTCCTGCTTTTGGTGAAGCTGTTAAAAAGACAATGGACCCAAAAGATCCTGAAGTTGCTAAAATAACAGAAACATCTGGTCAAATAATTGGTGCTGGTACAGGTCAAGTTACAGGACCATCTGGTTATACAGCAACAACACCAGGAACTACTGCTACAGCTACAGCACCAACTCAACCAGGTGCAGCAACATACACAGCCACAGGAGCTGCTCCTGCAGTAGGCCAAGTAGTTGATGATGTAGACAGTGGAAAATACCAAACAACTGTAGATCCTCAATCTATGGTTACTGCTGCACAAATGAACCAATCATCTGTAAGCGGTATGCAAGCAGCTCAAGGTGCTGCAACTATGATGAACAACCCTGTTCAACGGCAGATACAACAGGGTGAGCTTATCTCTGGTGCTGCTGATGCAGCCAAAGCTGCTGCCTTTGCTGAACAGGTACAAGCAGCTACAGCCTCTCCCTCTCAACAAGCTACAGTACAAGGTCAACTTGGAGATCTTATGCAGGACTTCGAAGGTGGTAAGACACCTGCGTGGGCTGCTGGTGCTATACGAGCTGCAATGGGACAAATGGCTGCACGTGGACTAGGGGCTTCATCACTAGCTGGACAAGCTGTCGTACAGGCTGCAATGGAATCAGCATTACCAATTGCACAAGCTGACGCAGCGACACAAGCAAGATTTGAATCTCAGAACTTGTCAAACCGTCAACAACGTGCTATGCTTGCAGCAGAACAACGTGCTCAGTTTATTGGCCAAGAGTTTGACCAAGCGTTTCAATCTCGTGTAATTAACGCTTCTAAGATTGCTGATGTCGCCAATCAAAACTTTACTGCTGAACAGCAAGTAGCTCTTGAAAATTCTCGTGCAGCAAACACAATGAACTTGGCTAACTTAAACAATAACCAAGCTCTTGTTATGGCAGAAGCAGCCGCACTTGCACAGATGGATATGGCTAACCTTAGCAACAGACAACAAGCTGCTGTTAAAAATGCTCAAGCATTTCTTGAGACAGACTTTAGAAACATGGATCGTATTCAGCAGATGGATACGTTTAAAACACAACAAAAGATTGCTGCACTATTTACTGACCAAGCTGCAGACAATGCTGCAAAACAGTTTAATGCTACTAGTGAAAACCAAGTCAATCAATACTTTGCTGGTCTTGAGTCACAAACATCACAGTTCAATGCATCACAAAAGAACGCAATGGAACAACTTAGTGTGAATGCACAGAACGCTTCTAAGCAGTTTAATGCTGATATGAAAAACCAAAGACAACAGTTTAACGCAAAGAACAGTTTGGTTATAGCACAAGCTAACGCACAGTGGAGACAAAACATTGCAACTCTAAATACAGCTGCAGATAATGTGTCTAACATGGAGTATGCAAAAGTTATCAACAACCTTACATCTAAAAATATAGATGCTGTTTGGCAACGTGAGCGTGACTTGATGAGTTACAATTTTACTTCAGAAGAGTCTGCAAAGAATAGAGCACTTGATCTACTAAAAGCTGATATGGACTTAGAAGCAATGCGTGAAAAGATTGGTTACTCTAACGATGCTGCTAAAACAGAACTAGCATTTAGATTCTTGTTTGGAAGTTCTTTCGGTGGATTATTTGGGTAAGGATAAATAATGTATAAAGACTACACTCTAAATCTTAGAAAGCTAATAGACCAAGGTGCATCAGGAGTAGAACTTGCTGAGGAATTAAAGTCTCAGATCAAGAAGACTTCTGGTCTTGCCAGTAAGTATTATCAAGGTGTTCCAGATCCAGGTGAGGGTCAAGAAGAAGATCGTCAAAAAAGAATCGAAAGAGAAATACGTACACGTTACGAATCAGAGTACAAGAAAAGCAGCGACTATCTTTTAGCAAAAGAAGAAGTAATGGCATCTCTTGATCAAGCAGATTCTGTGGTTACTCCAGAAGTTCAACCAGAACCAAAACTAAACAAAGGTCTAGGTAGTCGTCCTGAAGCAACAGATATGGGTGACATAGGCGTTAATATAAAAAGAGACTTAGAAGAAATCTTTGGGCTAACTGACTTTCAAGCTGCTGCAATAGCAGGTAACTTAGCACATGAGACAGGTGACTTTAAGTTTATGCAAGAGCTAGATCCTGTAGTTCCTGGATCTAAAGGTGGTTATGGTTTTGCTCAGTGGACTGGACCTAGACGTAAAGCATTTATGGAATGGTCAGAACAAAACGAACTTAACCCTAACTCTTACGAGGCAAACCTTGGCTTCTTAGTTCATGAGTTTCAAACAGACGAATACTTCCAAAAGGTTTTACAAAAGTTAGAACAAACTAACAGTGTTGAAGAAGCCACTAAAGTATTCTCTGAAGGCTATCTCAAACCAGGAAAGCCAAACATGGATTCTCGAATAAAAAGATCTAAAAATTACATAGGAAACTAATATGTTTGAAGCACCAATTCCAGGAGAGTCTTTAACGGTAGAACCAAAGAGTATGCCATATGAAAGACCACCAGAAATAACAGACCCCATAGAAGCGTTAGACAAACACATTGACAGTTTGTCACGACCAGAGGCTATGGAAGATGCGCTGTTCTTTCTTGAGATGGGTGTACCTCTAACAAACATGACTGAAGGTATTCTTCGCAGTGCAGTTATGGAGGGTATACACAGCGTTGACGTTAGCCTTATTATCGCTCCTGTCGTTCACGAGTTTATTCGTAAACATGCAATTGCAGCTGATGTAGATTTTGATGAGGGCTTTGATGATTCAGAACAAGATGCAGCAATTCAGTATGAGCGTGACACACTACGAGCTAAGAACATGCTGCGTAAACTTAGAGAACAAGAAGGTTTAGAAACAGAAATACCTGAACCTATGATGGCCGAAGAACCACAAGAAGAAATGATGCCTGAAGAGCCTCCGCAAGAAGAAGCTCCTAAAGGTTTGATGGCGAGGGTATAAGAATGGCGTTTAGTTGGATAGGTTTTAAGAATTACGTAGACTGGGCAGATGCAAAGTATGCAGAAGAGTTAAAAAAGCAAGATGAAAAAGAAGCAATGGTCTTTGGTCTTGCTGCTAAGTATGGTGTAGATTTTTTATCTGATGGGGCTAACACTACACTTGCAGGTGCCTCTGGAACAACTGCAGGGTTTGATCAGACAGCTAAAAGTCCTTATGGTGTGGCACTAAAAACACTGCAATCACCTAATCACTATGGACTAGATGATGAAATACTTGCACCTATTATTACTAGTGGAGATAAAAATGCTGCACCTAAGTTGCTAGATATATTAGAAAAGCAACGTCTTAAATACGAAGAGCTTGGCTTACAAATGCCTCAGACTGTCGTACAACAGATTGTTGAAAGTGCAGTTACAACTCAACCAGCAGCTAGAAAAATAGACTTTACAAAGATAGAAGAATACATTGGTCGTGAAATGGACGACCTATACAAAGCAGTTCTTACTGCTCAAGGAACAAAAGCAGGACAAGTGTTTATTCCTGAGCCAGCATTTGTAGAAAGACCTGGACTTGAGGACATTGACAAGTTTGAACAACGAGCAGTTAAGTTTAACATTACTCGTGCTGTTGAAGAAACTCGTATGCTTCAGAAAAAAGTGTCAGAACTTCAAGGTATTTCTGAGAACACTTCACTAACTACTCAACAACAACTAGAGTTAGACTGGCTTACAAGTCGGCTTGTTCAAGTTCAAGATGCTATTCAAGCAAACCAAGATGATAACGTTGTGCCTATCGTAGGGTTGTACGGCAACACTTACATAGATCAGCTAGTTGGGTTCTATCCTAACTTCAAAGAAGCTCCACTAAATCCTGCACTATTAAATGCAGCACAACAGCAAATAACCGTACCTAATAGAGCAGTAGCAGAAAGCTTGGCTGCTGCAGGTATTCTAAAACAGGGTGATACAGTACTAAATCTGGAGACTAACAAAAAAATTAAAATCGGTGGGTAAATGGAAGAGTTTGAACAGCCGATAATTATAGGCGGTCCACAAATAGAACCACCCATAGTTCTCGATGAAGATTTTGAAGAGCCAATTGTTACGGGTAGATCAGTATATCTACAAGATCCTATCGTACCCCAAGGTGTTGACAACTCTTCTTATGTAGATCTTAATAATATTTTTAATGAGTATGGTCGTAAGCTTACCAAAGAGGACATCATAAATGATGATCGTCTTATGGAAGTTATTCGTACTAACTTAGAAGCTAGGTTTACCCCAGGTGGTGCACTGACTAAAGCTAGACGTGGGCTTACAGGTTTAGCTGGTGGTGCTGTTGGGGGTTTATCTTCACAAGACTATCGTGAGATGGCAGATGAAGATGTCTTTGAAGTCTGGCAAAACTATCAACGATCATTTGCTGGTGGTCAAACAGTAACTACTGCAAATGAAATTGCTTATGGCATGAACGCAGATGATGTCATAAAGTCCCAACTAGGCGCTGGGTATATGTTGTTCGATCAAATGGACAATGCATTTACTGGTGAAGGTTCTTGGGGCGAGATGGGTGATGCAATCTGGGACTACGGTAAGTCCGCAGTATACGACCCATCAACTATTCTTTCCCTTGGTCTTGGTAAACTTATTGGTTGGACTGGAACTAAAGCCAGTTCTGCTGCTGCTCGTACTATGATGACTAAGGCTTACCAAAACCAAATTAAAAAGGGTGTTGCTAAAAAGACTGCTCTTAGTAACATCGGTACAGCCGCAGCTAAATCATTACCTTACGCTACAGCAGATGCAATTATCGGTGCAGGTGTAGACGTTGCATATCAGATGCAGCTTATTGATGTTGGTGTACAAGAAGAGTACAGTGCAGCACAGACAGGACTAGCCGCAGCTGGATCTATGGTAGTTATACCAACACTAGTTAGCCTTGGTGCTACAGGTAAAGAACTACGTAAAAGTAGATTTGCACCACAGTTCTTAGCCTACAAAAAGATTGATGCGGATATACTAAAGCTAGGTGCAGACGAAGCAGAAAAACAGCTAAACAAAAGAGTCATCAAAGGAATGGTGCTTGACTCTGTTGATGAAAACTTTGGGTTAGTTCGTGGAGACACGAAGAACTTCTTAGAGTGGGCTGACTTTAGACGCAAAGCAAAAGATCGTGTACAAGTTCGTGGTGAGCGTTACACAGACGACGAAGTTACCAATGCATTCTTTCAACAGTTTTTCTTAGGTAGTCCTGATGGATCTACAAAAGGATATTACCAAGCATTAAAAGATGCTGGGTTTGTTTTACATCCAGCCATGAAAGAAAAGTATGGTACAGCAGGTGCCTTTGCACAGACCATTAAGTTCTTAACACCAGCAAAAGTAAAATCAATTGTTAAAAAGTTTGAGGATGATACTGGTTACAAGCTACGCTTTATGGATGAGGATGGTAATGTTGTAAGTGGTGACAAAGTAACTCCTGTTAGTCTTGCTGCACACTTTGGTCGTCAAGCAAGTCTTGCAGGTGAGAGCTTGTGGTTATCCTCACACCTCAGCCGTTTAGAAAAAGCTGGCGTAAATATTAAAGATGCAGCAGAGTTAGCTGGTGGTAATGTAAAATCTGTAGATGATCCAAAGCGTATGCAGTACGCACTATCAGTTTACAAAAGACTTCTTACATCACACCTATCTACAACTGGTGCAAACGTAAAAGGTTTTACACAACTTGTAAGTCTTAACACAGCAGCAGACTTCTTTACTGCTGGAATAAACTTAGGACAATCAGGTGTAGCTAAACTAATGGGTGACACAGCTGCTGCTGAACAGTTTTACAACAGAGCTTACGGTTCTTTTTTTGGTGCTATTCGTCGTGGTGCAGATGTGTTTTCTCCAGACATTCCTATGGAGTATGCAGACGCATTACTAGAACTTAATCCTAAGACAATGGAAAAATTGTTTAGGGATGTATCTGGTGATGGTGGTGTTCGTGATGCACTAGCAGACTTTAACATTGACCCAAAAAATAAACTGTACAAGGGTGTCGATGCTGCAACTAAAGGTGCTCAGACACTAACTATGGTTAGATTACAAGATGATCTAACAAAGCGCTGGGCATTTGGTACAAACGTAAACCAAGCCATTATGCGTGAGTATGGTATAACACCAGAACAGTTCTTTAAAAGACCTGATGCTGCCCTTGAGATGGCTTCTGACAGATTCCAAACAAATGTATTAGACAAAGCAGCTTTCCGTACCATGCGAGAAACTGCATCAGTCAACTGGTCTACTTTGCCTGGACGAGAAAGCCTGTTGTCTGCAAGAACTTGGGCTAAAGGTATTGAAGGATTTACAAACAGAACACCTGCAGGTTTTGTTGTACCATTTGGTAGCTTTTTAAATACAACGGTAGCTACGATGGGAGACATCACAGGTGTCAATGCATTTAGATTTGCTATCAAAAGAGTTACTGGTCAAGAGCTAGACTTTGTAACTCGTGAAGGTGCCGAGTCTCTTGGTAGAATGGCAGCAGGTTGGTCTTTAATTACGCTTGGTATATATGCTCCAGGTGGTGCTAAAGATCGTATAGAAAACAACCTTGCCTACAATCAAGACCTACAACCAGATGGTTCTATACAAGACAGGCTTTACGATTGGCCAGCATCTACCATGCGTTTGCTATCTCAAATAGTTGCACATGGCATGGGGGATAGTAATGATATTATGGACTTTAAGTTTGATCAAGTGCCTACAGATCTTGTGAAAGAGTTAGGAACTCAGGTTGGTGCACAGTCTGTTAGAGACTTAGATGAAGTTGGTCAGACAATTATTTATGCCAGTGAACAACTTGCTGAAGGTAATGCACAACCACTTCTTGAAATGATGGGTGGTGCTGGTAGTCGTATTGTTAATGGTTTAACAAGACCTATTGATCCAGTCAACCAAGTGTGGGGAATGGTATCTGATTCTAACATGAACCCAGATCTACGACAAGGACCAGAGTTTCAGAATGACATGCTGCGTTACGTAAACAATATCATTGGTGGTACAGATGATATGCCTAAACGAGCTACTGCTACAAGAGGCACAAAGTACATTCCAGATATTGGCAAACAGATCATGGGTAATAGAACCCTACAAACTCCTAACCTTGTAGAAAAGATGATGAATGCTGCAGGTAAACCTTACTGGAAAGCAATTCGTTTTGATGGTCCAGCAGAGATACGAAACAAAATGGATAGTCTAGCTGCTCCATTCTTTGAAGCTGCTGCTATCGAATACCTAAAAAGAAACCCAAACTACTTTGATCTGCCACAACAGGACAAAGAAAGAGTGTTGGCTGAGATGGCAACTGAGGTAAGAGCTAATGTCTTATCTACAATGGAAGTTGGTATGCCACGTAGCATAAATGTTCTTCGTGTACTAACAAATAAAAATAAAAAGAAAGTTAGAAATGTTATGGACTTTCTTAAAATTGAAGGGCCGCTAGAAGATGTACTAAAACAAGAAGATGCTTTACAAAAGTTGTTAAAGATACAGGCTCTTGTTGATAACTATGATGACATCTTTTATGGCGATCTAAACTTAGACTAAAAAGAAAGGGGTCTCACGACCCCTCTTCTAACATCTTATCTGCCCATTCATAAGCTTCTCTTCGAATATCTTCAAACCTAGCATAACCTGACTGATTGGCAAGTAGTCCAGCAAGAGCTTGCCCTGCTAGGTATATACGAGCTGTCATTGGTTTATCTGGTGGCAGTTTATTTTGTTTAAACTGGCGAGCTTCTTCCAATAACTTATTTACTTTAGGTGGTCTACCTCTTGGTTTAGTTTCATTCATGTTACTTCCTTGACTGCTGTTGTATCAAAGCCTCAAGATACCATCGGGCTTTCTTTAAATCTTCTAGACCATTCTTGTATCTCCATCGGTGTAAGTATTTAGCAATATTACCTCTGAGATAACCAGTATATTCTTCATCAGTTAAAAAGTCTTTTATATAATTTATACACTCTATCTGACCCTGCCCGTAATGAGCAGGGTTATTTACGTTATCAAGGTCAGGAAACAAAGACTTTTGTTCCTTTAGGTATTCGTCTGCAATCATTGTACCTCCACCGTATGTTCAGTATGCTCTAGTAAAAAGTCTACTGGTATCATTGCTGCAAGATCGTGTCGTCCTGGCCTAGTGTTTAAGCCCCATATACCTCTATAGTGTTCAGTGCATTTTTCTTCTAGCAGATTATTTACTTTGTTAGGATCGACAAGAATAAATTTATCTTCTAATCTAAAAGCAATAAATCTTTTTTCTTTGTTAGGTGAACCCCATCCTGGTTTACCTACAACATTCTTAAACTCCCACCAATGTATTGAGTAATCAATAGGGCCACCACGATACTTTCGTTTACCTGCTTTGATGTCTACCTTTCCAAACTCTTTGTCCAATACATCCCAGTGTTCATTAATATCTTCTGTGCGAGTAGCCCTCCGTATAAAATTATCCTGTCGTAAATCGGCAAACTCTTGTTCAGCTACCGTACCTTCTTGAAAAGAACTTGTGTATTTTGTTTTAGCTGTCTGCATCTGAAAGATACTCCTTTAATTCCAATAGTCCACCAAGGTGTGTTCCATCGGGTTTGAATATTTGGGGTACGGTATTTATACTAGACTTTTTTAACAAAGACAATACCCATTTACTACTTTGTGATTCAATATTATACTCAGTGCAGGATGCTCCAGCACTCTTTAAGAGTGCCTTTGCATCATCACAAAAACTGCAGTGATCTCTAGTTATCATTACCCACATTATGTTATGTCCACTATTTCACATGAATCTCCAGTACATGCCATTGTTTGCATTGCAACAGTGTTGTCTTCACTTTCATACTCTGACAACTTAGACCAGTCAATACTGTCTGGCATACACGATAGTAAGTATTCGTAGTCATGCTTGCCGCAATCTTGGTATGGTGCTTGTTGATAGGTGTGATCAGAGTGTGGCAAAAAAGATACACCAGACATCTCGTCAAAGTGATCATAAACAAAAGCACCTACAGACATCCATTCATCATCACGTACTGAGATTGTTACGCTAGGCTTATGCTCACACCAGTGTCGTTGATATGTAAGCCACAGTTTAAGTTGTTCGATAGCTGTCATATCCTCACGAGTAACTGCATTGTCTGGTGACTTTTGTGGAAAGCTAAACACTGTAGTAGTGTCACCCTTAAATACGCATGGCTCATTAGGAATACGTTGATCCTTCATAAACTGTGTTAAGGGGTCTTTGTTATCTCCTCTAACGGTTCTGATGTAATAGGGTGAGTGACGGGCATGGATACCACTGGCTGAGTCAACGAGCTGTGATACTGTGCCTGATGGCTTAACACAGCTAATACTAGTAGACATAGGAATACCAAATTTAGCAGACCACTCAGCGTTTGTATCAACAGCCACATTACGAAGTTCATCAAGTGTTTCATCTAGTTTTTTATTCTTTAATGTCATTAATGGATTGTCCATTATCCCTGTGAGAGACACAC